CATTATCATCAGGAGCATTAGCTGCTGCTCCGGCAGCATCGGAAACTGCTTGCTGAAAATATCCGAATTTGTAATTGTTAAGCATATCAAACATAATAATTACCTCCGTAATAAGTTTATAAAAAAATTAGTTTTTAATTAAGAATCACTTCCTATTTAAAAATTAGGAAGTAGCAGCATCCAAAACGACAAAGGCTTGCGGAATTGCTGCCTGACCATCAAGACGACCGGAACATCTGAGTGCCGTTCTATTATTACGGAATTTAAAATGGCGTGAAGAATCCATACTGAAGTCCTGACGGAATCCAATATAGTACCATGACCACGTTCCAAGAATTAGATCTCCGGTAGATCCAAGGGCAGGAATTTTACCATCTGCTAAATAAGCAGGTTTTCCCAGGATCGTCATATCATAACCCTTAGTGTGATCTCCGTACATCTCCTGCAATACGAGTTCATCGGAAGATCCTGAAACTTTCTGACCACGAATGGCTGTACGCCCTTGTTTTGTAATAAACCATACGGAACCATTGTCAAAAACAGCAGGCATACGTGATTCCATATTCAAACAATCATCAAATACAATGGTAGAAGAAGTCTGACGGAAAACGGAAAGTACACCAGGATCGTTGATGATACCCAAAGGCTGTTTTCCTCCTGTGCCTTGTATAAAGGATTTGTCGGTGTACCAATACCATGCTGCTCTGAAAAGACGAGTCAAATAATTAACTAAGTTAATCACAGAGTCATCCAATAAGGTATTGGTGATTTCCGTATATCCTGCGAGTTCATGAACAATCATTTCGACCATACCAAAGGTCGGTTCGGTTTCGGGTTTCTCTCCACCTTCTTCAACCCATCCAAAAGAGACTCCGGCAAAGTGATCAAAGCCATTGTCTTCTACATCAGGATTTTGATTGAGTTTCGGAAACTGGATCTTTTCACCGTTCATAGGCCAAACGGTTGATCTGCCCCAAACAAGCGTATCTTCCGAATCATACATGATCATCATGTTACGGAATTCCTCCGGTACAAGATAACCACCTTCATCATCAATTGATTCTGACAAAAACTTGCTAACAATACCGGATTTCAAATATACAGCAAAGTCTACTGCCCATTTGGATACTTCTTCAGAACACTTTATCCAGGGATTTGATTTGTTGTTAAGATTGATAACTGAGCCTTTTTCGGTATGAACAACACCACCATCAATCCTAAAAGTAGCGGTGTCTTCAATGATGTGTCTGGTTTGCTGCTTACTAAATGGATGCTCCACATCATTTTGCAAATCATCGATCATCTGCTGTACCGTACCCTTGACTACACCGGAAAAATCATCTCCTGCCATATAATCTTTAACTTGGGTATTTAACAGAGTAATAAGTTCATCTTTGTTAAGTTTCATAACAATATTCCTCCTATAATAATTAGTAGTTTAAATTTCGATTTTTAATACAGACTTAAATGTTTCTTTTAATTTCTGCCTAAAAGCACCATTAACCGTATCGGCAATTACTTTTGATCCTAAAATAGTATCATCAATTTCAATGGTTTCATCAGAATTGGATTTATCATCGTCAGGGGATATTAACGAATCATCAATTTCAATTTCATCATTGTCTTTTGATTTAGACTTATCAGGATCAGAATCATCATCAACATTATCATTATTATCCAAATTTAGATCAGAAACAAGTTCTTTTTCATTAATGAGTTTTTTGATATCGTCAAGTTGTGTTAAAATTTTAGCAAAAACTTCATCAAAAGCATCAGCAAGAGATTCTACCAATTTATTCATTTGTTCCTTCATTACCTTTTCAACTGCTTCAGTAATTTGAAGCAATGTCTCATTTTGAAGGCTATCATCTTCATCATCAGCAGGAATATCTTCCGTTGTCATGAGTTTAATAGGTTCATCATAATGAGGAATTTCTTTATCAATTTCTTTTTCCTCAATTGCAAAATCATTTTCCTTATCCATCCATTTCCAATCATAATAATGAAATTTATAACTGTTATCAATATTATCATTAATCCAAAATTTAACTTCTCCAGTATTCCATATATTCGGATCAAAATAATAACCAATAACAATAGGTTCTTCAATTTCTCCTTTATCTATACAAGTAATAGTATTTGCATAAACTGCTTGAATACCTTCTGCAATTTCTTTAATTTCAGGATTAATAAACTCTCCTAATTCACGTACCGGATAAAAAAAACCACTTTCAGTTTCAGCAAATTTTGTAGGATAACCTAACTGTAAAAGATTTTGTACTTTATCTCCACCATGAAAAGAAGTTCTCGCATTTGGATTAGCAGGAATTGTAACACCAGAAATTTCAAGAAGTTCTTGTTCAAGAAATTCTATTCCTCCCCACCAACGATCATCTTCATCACGATATTCAAATTTGATTCCTCTGAAACCAACAGAAAAAGAAGTAAGAAAACCATTTTTGTATTTATTAAAAATTTTCATACTTTGTTCATCATCAGCATCAAACTGAGGTTTGAACAAAAGACTCTTTGTATCATGATCTACCCATGTTCGCAAAGATCGTGCAATTGGAACACCAAAATAATTATGACCCCAGGGAATCATTGGATTCTTTTTAAAATTTTTAAGATCCCATCCCTCCTGCCGGATAATATCTTTATCTCGATCTTCATCTTCTGTTGAAGCTATAGCAACAAAAGACTTATTAGTATCATCCAACTGTTCAATTTTTTCCACTGTAACATCCATTGCCCTGATTGGCACATCATCCTTTAAAATAGCTCGACCATCTTTTGCTAAAATTTCATATGACATAATTTACTCCTTTACTATTGTACAATCGCAAGAATAATTTAATATTTCATTTGGAAATCTCACACGCATGTTACCAAGTTGAAAATGATCTTTAGAATCAATGTCTTTTAACTTACCTTTATGTCCACAATCATTATTATTTATTACCCACACCATTACCTCATTTCGCTTACTAAAGATCAACCATTTGGCATAATTAATACATGCTCTGGATAAGGAATTTGTAATTTTTGAAAGTCTTGGATTTGAATCTAATTGTTTTAAAATATAATCATTCCAATCATAATCTTTCCATTTAGGGTTTTTAAACAATGTATTCTTATACTCAAATACTACCTTACCCACCGTTGGAGCGATCCAATCTGTTACATTGATATCATCAAAGATTGTTTTTTCTCCTAAGTACTCAAGTATATGAATAACCATACCACACGTTATATCAACAAATATATATTTAAGATTATTTTCAAAATGTTCATTAGGATTAATTAAAAAAAGTTTTTCTTTAATATAATCATTTAATGTATTTCTAAGTACTTCATGAAGAAGTTTAAAATGACCGTTATCTAAACTTCTATCATCAGTAGGATTATCATCTCGATCATCTGATCCATCAGGATTTACATGAGAATCAGGCTCATCATCCCGATCATCATCTTCATCATCGGTTGCTGTCTGAGCTAAAAGCTGTGCATCAATAACTTCATCTAACCGATCTAAAGGAATCATATCTTTTGAAACAAGCAAGCGATCACCACCATCAACTGCTTCAAGTTTATGTGTTGTTTTTCTAAATTCATTTATAGTTAACGTTGGAGCAGATACATGAAGTCTTCCTTCTTGTACTTCAATTAAACGATCTCTTGGGATTGGATTATTATGTTTAAAAGAAATATCATCATGAAACGTTGTTAGAATACCTTCAGTCAATTCTTCATCCCACATTGAAAGTCTTGGCTGAATACATTCTCTATTAAATGATATATCACTTTGAACATCACCTGATCTACCACCTTCTCCAAATCCTAATTTAGATTTAGGAACACGATAAGCAGCAAATACTTTTTGTTGTGTCCATTGAGCAAGGTTCAAAAATTCAAAATCACGATTTGCATATTGTAATGGAACTGGCTTTAATCCTGAATCTAATACAGCTACATCGTGATATGTTTGTCCATATTTTGCTTTCCAACGTGATTTGATTTCATCTGCTTTATCTTGATCAAGTGCTTCTTCAGTAGTTAAAGCAAAATCTATTCGGGCAGAATTCTTAAAAAAGTCTCTCTCATAAACTTCAATATAACTATCAATATCTTGAGCATACGCTTGTGCTTGTATTGGACTTGCTCCAATATAAGGATTTGTTGGATGCACATAATTAATAACAATTAATTCATTAATATCAAAATCAATAAAATTCATACCACTTTTAAAAACATATTTAACTTGTGGTTTAGTTAATTCACCTTCAACATCAACCTTCATAAAATCATTCATATTCAAAGGCCAAAGTTCCCACACTTGTCCTAATTTATTATATCCTTTCCAAAGAACACCCATTCCACACATATCTAATTGAATTTGAACAAATGCTTTTATAAAACGAAAACTCATAAAATCATTAGGATGATAAAAAGGTTTGGTATAAACTTTATAACTTTTACTTGTTGTAGTTAATTCTTCCTCAGTACTTTTACGATAAAACGAAAAGGGCAATGTTGATATTCTATCTGAAATTAAACTAACACAAGAATAAGCCCATGATTTATATTCTTGTAACTGTGCTTTAGGTTGCTGTTTTAAATTAGTAACTTCTCCTGCTTTCTCCCTTCTGATCATTGTTGACAACTGCTCATAGCTTTTCGATCTAAAATTAATTTCAAGTGGCCCGAATCGCATAATTTTTCTCCTACGCTATCATACTTTAGTATGTTTTAACGTGTTTTGAGATTAGTACACATGAGGGCCGGAAGACCCACGTAATAAACTCTTGACACCTTCCCGACAAAACCAAAGAGACATTACTATATCTGTAGTTTCATAAAATGGATGATGTTTGTATTCCGAATATAATTTATGCCAAGGATTTCTTTCATCCATATTATTTATATTAGGTGCTTCAGGATAACAAAACATCCATTCTTGATTTTCAAATTCTTTTTCGATGCTTGGCAATCCTGTAATTGGATCAGCTTTATTACGTCCAGTTAAAAATCCTTCAATTTTAATTCCAAATCTTTTATGTTTATCTTCACCTAAAGAGGAAATCAACATATCAATTAATGCTTCCTGAACACCATTGTTTTCTGCCATGTACAATTCACAACCATACCTGCGATACCAACGCATCATGTATTCAGTTACATCTCCTGATCCTCTAAGCATAACTATTTCTTGAGGAACTTTTAAACCAGATTTTTTATGAACAGCTAAACAACTCATTACTGTTCCTGGCCTTTGCAATCCGGCAAAGTCAATACCACCAATAAACAACCAATTAGATTCATGTTCAATAGGTGCTTTAGGAGAGATACCGTAATGGCAACATTTAAGAAAATTAGGAAAGGTTTTATCTGAATCAGTATAAGGAATTAAACGATAACCTCTATCAAAGTCTCTTGTGCCTAATTCCTTATGTTTTATAATTAGATCTTCCGTATTAAATTTAGACCATACAGGAAATATCATTTCCCGACCAAAAGAATCTTTATAAATAAGGTTCTTCTTATCTTCTGTACAAGCAATACTCATCCATGACCAAATTGGATTATTTTGAATCATTGAAGCTAAATCGTTTTCATGCCACTTATTCATCATAACCAAAACTTCTGATTCCTGTGGTATCAAACGTGTTAGCCAGATGTTTTTGAAAATATCTTCGATCTTAACTCTTGTGGTAGGTTCAAGTACTGCGGTTTTAAGATCCTGGGGATCATCAAAAACTATAAGGTTTGCACGACCACCAATTGCTAAAGACATGA